ACGTATATAGGGACTTGCTTCGCGATAGCGTTTTAGTTAAAAATGGTCTGACTTGGGACAAAGAAGCGAAGACGTGGACTGACCGTGACGATGCAAATCTCAGAGGCTATATCGAGCAATTCTATGACGTTTCAGGAAAAGACAAGATAAAAGACGCCTTAGATATAATCATAACTCGAAATAGCATACACCCAATACGTGAGTATCTTAAGCCATTAAAATGGGATGGAGTAAAGAGGCTCGAGCGAGTAATTATCGATTATCTCGGAGCTGAGGACACGGAGCTAAACCGCTATATGACTAAGTTGCACTTTGCGGCTGCTGTGGCGCGCGTCATAGAACCCGGTTGCAAATATGACTACTGCCTCATCCTTGCTGGCCCCCAAGGTGTTGGTAAATCTACCTTCATTGCAATCATGGGCGGCGAATGGTACAAAGATGGTATCACCAGCATCGAGGGCAAAGAAGGGGCTGAGCAGGTCAAAGGCACATGGCTTTTGGAGTTTAGTGAACTTGCAGCTATGCAGAAAGCCGAAATCGCGACGCTAAAACAGTTCATAACGGTACGTGTTGATGAGTTCAGAGCAGCCTATGCGACAAGGAAGTCAACTTACCATCGTCAGAATGTATTTTTTGGCACAACCAATGACAACGTATTTCTGCGCGATGATACCGGCAATCGCCGCTTCCCGATTATCAGCATTGACCCAAATCTGAGAAAGCACGGTATTCATTGGTTCGATGAATTAGCTGAGAATCGTAATCAACTATGGGCAGAAGCCAAATATTACTATGAGCAAGGCATCAAGCTTTTCCTTCCAGCTGACATGGAAAAGGAAATGAATGAGCGTGCAAGCAATTATCTCGATACAGACGAAGAGATGGCTAATTTGGTGCGCGCATTTCTCGATAAAAAGTTACCGGTTGGATGGAGTTCATGGCCATTATATCGGCGCCGTGCTTTCTTTAGTAACCCTGATCCTCTGGATGCCGTAGGCACAGAGCAGCGCAATGTTGTATGTGTAGCAGAGTTTATCTGCGAACGCCTGGGATATAATATAGGCGATAAAGAGTACAAGAAGCAATCACGGCTAGTAAATAAAATCATCAGTGCCGAAGGGTGGCTTCCAATCCCATCAAGCAGACACGTCGAAGCTCTCTATGGAAGACAACGAGCGTATGCCAGACCCGGGTCAACAGAATGTCAACAGAAAAATTTTGTTGACAAAACAGGTCAAAATGACGATACTCGAATTTAACATAAATTTGCAATTTTGTCAACAGGAAAATTTTGTTGACAGTTTTGTTGACAGTTTTGTTGACGCTTAATGCGTTAGAAAATAGGAACTTAGAGTGATGTCAACAATGTCAACAAAAAAATTAGCATATTGCAACTTTGAGAAATAAAATTGAGTTAATTGCCTATAAATACCGAAAAAAACGATATAAACTAATTTACGCCAACGTATACGCGTACGCGCGTAGGCGCGCGCGAGACTTAATCAAAAATTAAAAGATATGAAAAGCCAAATAAAAAACATTGTCGAGCATGCCGACATCTCCGAAAAAAACATAGAATCTTATCTTGTAGATCAGCTAAAGACAATCCGAATAGCGTGTCTTAAATATTCTAATGCTAATATGGTAGGCTATCCTGATCGGCTTATCGTGCTACCTAACGGAAAGGTCATGTGGGCCGAGATAAAGTCAAAAGGGAAAAAGCCAACAGCTATTCAATTGGTACGTCATGGATATTTGAAGAGTATAGGTCATGAGGTGCTGATAATCGATGACAAACAACAAGTTGATGCCTTAGTATCCCAAATCGCGAAAAGATACAGAAAATGAGATACAATCCTTATCCATATCAACAACAAGCCACTGACTTTGTACTGGATCACGAAGCGTGTCTCTTAGCTTTAGACATGGGGCTCGGTAAGAGCGTTATTACGCTAACCGCGATAAAACGTCTCATAGACTATGGCGAAGTAGAACATGTTTTAGTGGTGGCTCCGAAAAAAGTAGCCGAAACTACCTGGACTACCGAAGCTGATAAATGGGATCATCTATCTAGTCTTAGGGTCATAAAAGTCATGGGGGATTTGAATCATCGCACAACGGCTTTATCTTCCGAAGCAGATGTCTATGTAGTCGGCCGCGATAACTTCGTGTGGCTCGTTGGGTATTATAATGGGCACCTGCCATTTGATATGCTTGTTATTGATGAGTTAACCAGCTTCAAAAACCCGCGGTCACAACGCTTTAAATCAATGCGCATAGTAAGGCCTCTTTTCCTTCGCGTGGTTGGCTTGACCGGCACACCGGCGCCTAATGGTCTTATTGATCTATGGGCCGAGGTCTATTGCATTGACATGGGAGCTAGACTTGGTAAAAATTTTATCCGATATCGTGAGACCTATTTCGATACCTATATGCATAACAACATATTGGTACGTTGTACGCAGAAAGCAGAAAGCACTGAACAGATACAGGATAAAATCTCCGACATAACACTAACAATGCAAGCAGAGGACTATCTGCAATTACCTGATCTCATAATCCACACTCTCAAGGTGGATTTGTCAGAGAAAGTAATGCGCGATTACACAAAGTTTGAACACGATATGGTACTTCAATTCGTGGATGCCCATACTGACGAACCAACTCAGGTACTGGCTAATTCTGCAGCTGGCTTAATGGCAAAGTTGATGCAGTACTCCAATGGAGCTGTATACGATGATGATAAGGAGTGGCATGAAGTACACAGCGAGAAGATAGATCGACTTGCCGAGATAGTAGAGGCCGCACAAAGTAATGTGCTAATCTTTTATCAATTCAAGCACGACATTCCTCGAATACAACAAAAGCTCAAAGAATATCGCGTCGAAGTGTATAAAGATGAAAGGCAATTGCTAGACTGGAACGCTGGAAAGATAGATATACTATTAGCGCATCCCGCAAGTACTGCTTATGGATTAAACATGCAACAAGGAGGCCATTATATCGTATGGTTTGGTACTGGCTTTAATCTGGAGTATTATCAGCAAGCCAATGCCAGATTGCATCGCCAAGGCCAGCGGTATCCTGTAACAGTGTATAAGTTAGTTTGTACCGGCACTGTTGATGAACGTGCAGCTTGGGCTTTGGAAGGTAAGAAAAACGTGCAACAAAATCTGTTGGATAATCTCAAACTTTTAATAATGAAACATTGCGATGAAGAGGCGAAGAATAAATATCTCGGTAAGCGAGGAAATGTATCAGAAGCTGACGATGCTTAAAGACATCTATGGATTCAAGAATATATGCGAATTGGATGTAGCCCTGCTATCCTTATTGCTTAATCACCTAGATGCTATAGCTGGGATGACACTAGATTCGGATGTTACAATGGAGATATCTAATCTCTTTATCGATATGACTAACTATCAATCTCCTAAATACGGAGAGCGAACTAAGCGAATAAAAACTAAACATATAGACTATGGCTAAAGATACCGATTACATACGTATGATACATACTTCTCGATGGCTTAGGCTACGTAGAGATAAACTAACAAAGCACCCGCTTTGCGAACGATGCGAGAGTGAAGGATACTTAACCGCTGCTACTGAAGTGCACCATCAGATACCTGTCGAATATGGTGTGACATGCGCAGACAAAGAACGTCTGATGTTCGATTACTCGAATTTACGAGCTCTGTGCCATAACTGCCATGTAGAAGTACATATACAGATGGGTAGAAGTGGCAAGGCTGCAACCAAAAGACGCAATGACGAACAGGTAGCAGCTATGATTAAGAAATATTTTTGAAGACCCGGGGGGGCGATTTTTTAAACACCCCGGGTGTCCGTTAAACCTCGCCCCCACCTTCGTTTTTGTGCGAAGTGATTTTTGGATTTTAGCAATTTTAACTATATTAACAAATTATGTTTAAAAAAACAGCCGATTACAAAAAAGAGATTAAAAAAGCGTTGGAAAATGCCGGCAAATACTCAAAGAGCCTGGAGATACAGATACAATCTCTTGCCGGAGCTCTGCGTACACTTGACCTCGCCAATGAAGAGATAGACCAGCTCGATAGCACTGTAGTCACAACAATCTCGCGATATGGCAACGAATCTTACGCACCTCATCCTGTATTTAAAATTCAGAAAGATGCTCAAGAGCTGGTGACAAAGCAGATGAAGGCATTAGGACTTACAGCTGACAGCCTCACCGCTGCTGTTGACAATGATCCGCTTATTGACGTGACGAAGCGTATGACCCGCGCAAGAAACAAGAAAGCAGAGATAATAAAACCAGACCCAGAATAACGTAATGACCGAGGAAGACAAAGATAAACTTCGTCACGCGAAAGAAGTCGTGACAAATGAGCTAATCAAAATAAACATAGCTCGCTACCATCTTGATGCTATTGATAGTCGACTTTATACTTACTCAGTAGAAGTACAACAATATCCGGCCGCTCATAATCTCTATGAGCAGCTGGCTGTTCGTCGCTTTTTTAGACTCATGGATAAATACGGACTTAACGCATCAGAGATACATCGATTTTTTACACTGTACGAAAGTTTATACTTTCCCGGCAAAGGCGGATTGCAGCAATACAGGCTGACACCGGTACAAGCGTTTCAGTTTGCCAGCATCTATGGTTTCTGGGATGGTGAGCATCGCGTAGTCAAGGAAGCAGTATTATACGTACCCCGCAAATTTAGTAAAACAACTAGCAGCGCTGC